CGGCCGGCGCGGTGTCGTTCTACTTCAACCCGTTCGCGCTGAATGGCGGGCTGAAGATCCCGGTCAAGATCCACCCGCGCGTCCCGCCCGGCACGATCCTTGGCTGGGCCGAGAACCTGCCGATCCAGTACCAGTCGAACGAGGTGCCGAACGTCGCCGAGGTCAAGACCCGGCAGGATTACTACCAGATCGACTGGCCGGTGGTGACCCGGCAGCGCCAGGTCGGCATCTATGCCGAGGAGGTGCTCGCGGTCTACGCCCCGTTCGCGATGGGCGTCATTACCAACATCGGCAACGGCTAGCCAATTCACCGCAGCTCGTAGGGCGGGTGAGCGAAGCATAACCCGCCATCACGCAGCCCGCACCAAGGCGGCGGGTTGCGCTGTGCTCCACCCGCCCTACGGCTGAAACCACAGAGGCACAGAGAACACAGAGGACAGAAGGGAACCCCCTCGCCACTCTTCGCGGCGTCCCGGCGCAAGCCGGGACCCACCATTCCGCCGCTCGTGCCTCTGACGAGTGGATCCCGGCTTGCGCCGGGAAGCCGGTCCTTCTCTGTGCCCTCTGTGCCTCTGTGGTGAATCGAATTTTCCTCATGAGGATAAGTAATGGCCTTTGGCGACTTGACCACGCTGGCCGACGTGAAGGCCTGGTTGCACTCCGGGCAGAACCCGTTTCCGGCGACCGACGACGCGCTCCTGCAGCGGCTGATCACCGCGGCGAGCCAGTTCATCCAGAGCTGGCTCAACCGCCAGATCGCCGCCGCCGATTGGCAGGAGCTGCGCGACGGCACCGGCGGGCAATTGATGGTCTTGCGCAACTCGCCGGTCACCGCGATCCTGTCGCTGACGATCGACGGGCTGGCGATCCCGCCGGCCCCCACCCCAGGGGGCGTTGGCGGCGGCTTCGACGCCGGCTACAGCTTCACCGCGACCGAGCTGGCCTTGCGCGGCTATGTCTTCACCCGGCGGCCGCAGAACGTCGTCGTCACCTACACCGCCGGCTACGCATTGACGCCGCCCGACATCGCCCAGGCCTGCATCGAGCTGGTGTGCCAGCGCTATCGCGAGCGGAGTCGCATCGGCGAGGTGTCGAAGGCGCTGGGCGGCGGCGAGACCGTCAGCTTTTCGCAGAAGGACATGAGCGAGGATGTCAAGACCGCGTTGCTGCCCTATCGCGTCGCCGCGCCCGCCGGCTTTGCCCGCCGACTCGCGCCGACCATGACCGACACCCTCTTGCTGACGGCGGCATTATGATCACCCCGGCGATTGATGGCGGTGCCGCGCTCGTCGCCAAGCTCGATGCGCTTCCCGGTGAAATCCAACGGGCGATCCACGCCGCGGCCCCCACCCCAACCCTCCCCCGCAAGCGGGGGAGGGAGGCGAGCGGAGCGAGCGGGAGGGGGCTCGGGCCGCGCTCGCGGTCAAGGGCTGCCCGCTTCCGGCCGCAGGGCCATCGGACCGCCGGCGTCCCGCCGGCCATCGGCGCCGCCATCGCAACCGCCCTGCAACAGGTGCTGCATCCATGATTGCCCGCGAACCGATCTACGCCGCGCTGTTCGAGCTGATCGAGAGCGCCGCCGCCTTCGTCACCGCCGAGCGCCGGCTGCGCCATTGGAGCGATGTCGCGCCGGCCGAGCAGCCGGCCTTGTTCCAGAGCCAGAAGAGCGAAGTGGCGGCGATCAAGGCGCTCGGCGCCCCGACGGTCTGGACCCGCAATGTCGAACTCTACCTCTACACCCATTCGAGCGACCCCTACCAGACGCCGGTGACGCTCCTCAACCCGCTGGTCGACGCGGTCGAGGCCGCGCTGGCGCCCGCCGCCACGACCGGAGTTCAGGACCTCGGCCTCCCCGCGATGGTCCAGCACGCCTACATCGCCGGCAAGATCGAGACCGACGAGGGCGTGCTCGGCGACCAGGCCGTCGCGATCATCCCGGTCGAAATCCTCTGCCTGTGACACTCGATACGCCGCATCGATCACCGGGAGCGGGGTTTGTGCCGAATTCGCCGCACAAGACCGCCGTGGCCGGGCTTGTCCCGGCCATCCACGTCTTGAAGTGCCCAAACCACGACAAGGAAGACGTGGGTGCCCGGCACAAGGCCGGGCACGGGGGTGTCTCTTATCCCCACTGCCTCACCGCCTCATTGTGATTGAACAAGGAGCGGATTATGGACGAGAACGAAACCAACGCATTACTCACCGCACCACACCCCACCGAAGCGCTGGTCGAGCGTTGGTGGGCCGACCACTTCCCGGGCTCGCCGGTCGCCCAGGTGACCCGGGCCTGGAACCACGCCTTCGCCGCCAAGGAGGAGCTGAAGCGGCGCCTCAAAGAATTCACCAGCGAGGCGTGAGCCGGCGAGCGACCTACGCGCGGCGAAGCCGTGCCATGAAACCACGGAGGCACGGAGACCACGGAGGATTCTAAAGCTCTTTCTTTTCTCCGTGTCCTCCGTGCCTCCGTGGTGAATTTTATCGTCCCGCTGCGCGGGCCGTTTTGCTGACCGCCTCACCGTCTCACTGGTGAAAAATCCTAATCTAAGGAGTCCGCTGACATGCAACTCGCTTTCGGCGCAGGCGCGCTGTGGGGCAACCGCACCGATGTGACCGGGACCGGCATCGGCCCCGACCAGTTCGCCATCCTGCAGGACGTGCAGATCGATTTCGACTGGACCACCAAGGAATTGTGGGGCCAGTTCCAGTTCCCGGTCGACATCGCTCGCGGCCAGGGCAAGATCACCGGCAAGGCCAAATTCGCCCGCATCTTCGGGGCGATCTATGGCGATCTGTTCTTCGGCCAGACGCCGGCGGCCGGCCAGGTGACGGTGTCGGAGAACGAGGCCGCGAGCGTCCCGGCGACGACCCCCTACACCGTGGCGGTCGCCAACGCGTCCGGTTATGTCGACGACCTCGGCGTCTATTACGCGAGCGGCAACACCGCCGGCGGCCGCTTCACCCGGGTGACGACGCCGTCGGCGGCTGGGCAGTATTCGCTCAACCCGGCGACCGGAATCTACACCTTTGCCGCGGCCGACGCCAACGCGTCGGTGGCGATCAGCTATCTCTACACCATCGCCGCCGCCGGCAAGAAGCTGGTGTTGACCAACCAGTTCATGGGCTACACCCCGACCTTCAAGGCGACCTTCTACACCACCAAGACGACGCAGGGCGCTGCGGCCGGCCTCGCCCTTGTGCTAAACGCCTGCACCGCCTCCAAATTGTCGCTGCCGACCAAGACCGACGATTACGAGATCCAGGAATTCGACTTCAGCGCCTTCGCCGACGCCACCGGCGCGATCGGCACCCTCAGCGTCAACGAATAAGTTTCGCGATCAGGCACCGAGACGCTCCCGCGCGCGGGGCGCGCAATAAACCACTCAACGCAAAGGACGCAAAGGAATGCGCAAAGGCACGCGATGGCGGTGGTGCGGCTTCAGCGCCTTCGCGTCCTTTGCGTATCCATCGCGTCCTTCGCGTTGACGCGTTTTCTTTTTTCTACCTCACTGCCTCGTTGAGAACCCGGAGAATTGCATGATCGAAATGATCAGGCTGGGCGCTCGGGAGTTCGAGCTCCGGCCGTTGACCCTCGGCCAGCTGCGCCACCTGCTCGACGCCCTCGACGCGATGGCCGGCAAATCCGGCGGCGTCTTGATCGACGCCGCCGCCCAGGTCGTCACCGCGGGCCTGGCCGCCGCCCACCCGGACTTGACCGCCGACATCGTGTTGGGCTGCGAGGCGAGCCTCGCCGAGCTCAACGCCGCGGTCGCCGCGATCCTGACCATGGCCGGGTTGCACCCCGCGGGGGAAGCCCGGCCGGTGGCGAACCCGGTGGCGATGACGGGGGAGATGCTCGCCACCGGCTCGGCGCCCTCTACGGCGCCCTCGCCACCGGCTGCGGCTATGCCTACCCGGTGATCGACCGGATGACCCTGGACGAGGCCGGCGAGATCTTCCGCTATTGGGAGGACAACCCGCCGGCCCATCTGATGACCCAGATCATCGCCCGCCTCCTCGGCTGGCAGCCGCCGCGTCCCGCCCCGGCAGCATCGCTCGCCGACCTGGCCGCTACCGTGCCGCCCGGCCTGGCGATCGCGCCGGCCGGCACGATCGCGATGCCCGCTCCGGTCCTCGATATCGCCACCCTGCGCGCTCGCAACCAAACGCGCGCCAACGGGAGCGACTCATCGCCGGTGTGAGCTCACGAGCTGGAGCGAGATTCGTCTTGCGTTGAATCGTCATTCCCGCGAAATCGGGAATCCAGGGGCGCAAGTTCCGTCGCCCGCCCTGGACCCCCGCTTCCGCGGGGGTGACGAACTAACGCTTACGCCTGAAGAGATCAGGCTCTAGCCGTGGAGGGCTTCGCTCGGCGCGGCGCGGATTTGCCACCGGTCAGCGGGTGCGTGCGCCGGCACTGTGGCCTGACGCTCGGCGAACCCGGAGTTTCCGGCGCTCTGCTGCTGCCGCCACGTTTGCTCGCGATGCCAAGTGACAAAGCAGGAGGCGAGACAAAACACCATCGCGGTCCTGCCGGATTGGTGCATAAAGGGATATCGCGTGCGGACGAGCCGGCCGCATCCGGGGCATACGCTGTAGTGCTGCATGACGAACCTGCCTCTTGGGGGTGATCGGGGTCGGTTCGGCAGCGATATTTGGCGTCGTCAGGCAACACCGCCATCGCCTGCAGGTGAAATCGCCTTTAACCTTCAGTTGGGTTGCCGGGAGAAAACCATGCGCCGGGTCTGGATTCTGGGTCTCGCCTTGGCCCTGGCCGCCTGCGCGAACCCGCCTGCCGCGAAACTCGCCGCCAATCCCGCCGATGGGCCGGGCTGTCTCGGCGTTCCGGCCGAAACCTGCGTGCGCTGGCTACAGGCGACAATGAGTTTGGACGAGGGGTTCATCCCGGCGGCCTTGGCGCGGCGTCACCGGGTCGACGTCAACGGCCGGCCGGCGGACGGCGGGCTGATCTCGCTGACCGGCAAGGTGCCGGGCGGGCTCGAACCGCTGGTGATCCTGATCCGCCTGCGGCCGGACGATACCGTCATCAGCGTCGAGGCCAGCCTGCCCGGCAATCTGATGGCGGCGCGCACCGAGGATGTCTATGACCAGAGCGGGCTTTACGAGATCGTGGCGCGGCTGCTCGGCCGGCGCTGCCCGAACCTCGCCAGGCTCGACCTCTACCGCTTCTTCGAGAATTCGCTGAAGCCGCGCATCGTCGCCCAGCGCCAGGACGTCTCGGCCGGCCTGTTCGGCCTGCACAAATTGACCTCGCGCGCCGCCGATGTGCCCTATTGCGGCGCCAGCTTCACTTACACCAATTACACCGAATGGCACGGCTCGGCCGAGCTCGGCGCCGGCCGCAACTACACCGGCTACTCCTCGATCGAGGTGAAGTAAGAGAGGGCGCGCGCAGCGCGCAAAAACATCACTTAACGCGAAGGGCGCAAAGGCAGCGCAAAGGTGCGCGATGGCTTCTCGGGCGCACCGCCGCCTGCGCGTCCTTTGCGTTGCCTTCGCGTCCTCTGCGTTAAAGCGTTTTTCTTATCTTTTTTGAGGTGGATCGTGGCCGACGAGGTGCAGATCAAATTCGGCGCCGATGTCACCGGCGCAGTGGCGGCGCTGAACACGCTGAAGCAGGCGGTCGCCGGCGCCACCGAGCCGGTGTTGCGCCTGAAGACCGCGTTTCTCGAAGCGGACGCGGCGATGCAGCAGCGCTCGCGCATCGCCGCGCTCGCCGCCTTCAAGGCGGAGATGCAGCAGATGGTCGCCGCCCGCGCGCTGTCGTTGCAGCAGGCGCTCGGCTTCGACATCGAATACACCGCGCGGCACAGCGCCGAGGAGCGCGCCCGCCTCGAGGACGTCCTGGCCGGCGACGCTGCGACCCTCGCCGACAAGGCGCAGAGCTACCGCCAGCTGATCGAGTTGAGCCAGCGCTACAGCACCGAGCTGGCGCGCGACCAGACCCGCATCGCCGACGCCGCGCGGCGCGAGGCCGACCGGGTTGCGCTGCCCTATCGCCAGGCCTTCGACGAGATCGGCGCCGGCTGGCGGGCCGCGGTCAGCGGTCTCATTGAGGGCAGCGAGACTTTTGGCAGCGCGGCGTTGCAGGCCGTGCGCGCGGTCGAGCGCGGCATCCTCGCGATGATCGAGACGACGGTGTCGAAATTCGCCGCCGGGCCGCTCGCCTCGCTGCTCGGGTCGCCGACGCCCACCGCCGGCGAGGGGGTCGGCGACGTCCTCGGCAACACGCTGAGCCGCTGGATTTTCGGCCTGCCGCAGCAGCTGGGGCAAGCCGCCGCGACCACCGCCAACACCGCCGCGCTCGCCGCCAATACCGCGGCATTGACGACCTTGGCCGGCACCTTCGGCGCCACGGCCGCGACCAGCGGCGCCGGCGCGCTCGGTGCGGCGGGAGCCGGCGCGGAGCTGGGCACGGCGGCGGGCGGCGGCGGCTTCCTCGGCTTTCTCGGCAGCCTCTTCGCCTTCGGACATGGCGGCATCGTGCCGTCGGCAGCGCGCGGCTGGGCGCTGCCGAATTTCCCGGGTGCGACGCCGGCCCTGCTGCATGCCCGCGAGATGGTTCTGCCGGCGCCGATCAGCGAGGGGTTGCAGAGCATGATCGCACAAGGCGGCGGCGGCAGCGACATGCACCTGCATTTCCACGGCCCCTCGGACGGGCCAGCGGTCGAACGCTGGTTCACCGGCCTCCTGGCGCGCCAGCCCGGTGTCGTGCGCGACATGCTGCGCTCCAACGCGCTGACCCCGCGCACCCTGTGAGATCGACCGCGCGTAGCGCGCAACGAACCACTCAACGCAAAGGACGCAATGGGCACGCAAAGGACGCAATGGTCACGCAAAGGACGCGAAGCCATATCAGCCATTCCGATGCCATCGCGTCCTCTGCGCATCCTTCGCGCCCTTTGCGTTAAGTGTTTTCTTTTTCTCACTGCCTCGCTGTCTCACTGGTGAATTGACCCTATGACCGCGATTTTCCCGACGCTCCCCGGCCTCGGCTGGTCGGTGACCAAGGCGGCGCGCTTTGCCACCCGCATCCAGCGCGCCGTCAACGGCCGCGAGTTGCGCACCCTCGACCAGCCCTACCCGATCTGGAGCTGGACCCTGACCCATGCGCTATTGCGCGATCCGTGGGACCGGCGCGGCCCGGGCGGTCTCGGCACCGGTCACGACGAATTGCGCACACTGGCCGGCTTTTTCCTGCAGCAACAGGGCGCGCTCCAGCCATTTCTGTTCGACGATCCGACCGACGACATGGTAACCGGCCAGTCGCTCGGCACCGGCGACAGCAGCACCAGCGTCTTCCAGCTGGTGCGGACGATGGCCTGCTTTGCCGAGCCGATCACCGCGCCGAACCTCGTCGCCGCGGTCTATTTCAACGGCGTGCTGCAGCCGCCCCTCGCCTATTCGGTCGACGGCACCACCGGGCTGGTGAGCTTCACGACGCCGCCGCCCTCCGGCCAGGCGATCACCGCCGACTTCACCTACTGCTTCCGCGTCCGCTTCGCCGACGACACCGCCGAGTTTGAGAATTTCATGTACCAGCTCTGGCAATCGAAACAGATCAAACTGCAATCGGTCTTCCTCTAACACCAACCCGAGCCCCGTGGCCGGGCGCGTCCCGTGGGCCTTCAGCCCACGGACTTGATCCGCGGGCACCCACGTCTTCACAGCAGCCGATCATAGAGATCGTCCCAATCCGGATTGCCACGATGGATCAGCCGCACCTTCCACGCGCGCGGCCAGTGTTTGATAGTTCTCTCGCGTTACCTCGCCGCGCGAATGTCGTCGTATTGCTCGAAATAAACGAGTCGCTTCAAGCCGTATTGCTTGGTGAACCCGTCGCAGACACCTTCGCGGTGTTCCCAGGCTCGCCGAGCAAGATACACCGCGGAGCCGAAGTACAATGTCCCGTTCCGCTGGTTGGCCATCATGTAAACCCATCCGCTCATGTCGAGATCGTACATGATTTGTTCTGCGGCAACCACGAAAACCGCCCCGTGGCCGGGCTTGTCCCGGCCATCCACGTCTTGAGACACCGGTGAATTTAGCGAGAAGACGTGGGTGCCCGGCACAAGGCCGGGCACGGGGTATTTGGGGCTTCGGCGGCGCGCCGATCCAAAATCGATTCGCTGCACAGTACCGCCGTGGAGTGATCCGACGATGAGACCCTGTTCCACTCCGCTCGCCGCCTATCTCGCGGCGAACGACACCTTCGTGATCGCCGATCTCTACACCTTCGCTCTCGCAACCGGCGAGGTGCTGCGCTATTCCGGCTGGACCACGCCGCTGGCCATCCCCGGCACTGCCTTCCCGGCCGGCAGCCTGAATTACAACGCGCTCTCCTACACCGATTTCGCGCTGGGCCCGCGCTTCGGCCGCTCGAAGGTGACGACCAAGATCGGCGTCGCGCCGACCGAGCTCGACATCGAGATCCTCGCCGGCGCCGCCGACATGATCGGCGCCTTCCCGTTTGCCGAGGCGGTACGGGTCGGCCTGTTCGACGGCGCCACCATCGAGCTCGACCGCTTCTTCGCACCGGCGTCACCGACGAGTTCCGGCATGCTCGACACCTCGCTCGGCGCGATCGTCTGGTTCACCGGCCGGGTCGCCGACACCGAAATCGGCCGCTCGAAGATCCAGATGAAGGTCAAGTCCCTGATGAACCTGCTCGCGATCCAGCAGATGCCGCGCCGGCTCTACCAGGCGGCCTGCACCCATGCCTTTGGCGATGCGATGTGCGGCTTCGACCGCACCAGCCTGGCGCAGACCGCCGCGGCGCTGACCGGCTCGACCCAATCGGAGATCCACACCGCGCTGAGCCCGAGCCCCGCCACCTTGTTCGACCAGGGCACGATGATCGGCATCACCGGCCAGAACACCGGCCTCACCCGCACGATCCGCCAGATGACCTCCGGCGCCGCCTATCAGCTGCAGGCCTGGCTCCACCCGGTCACGATCGGCGACACCTTCCAGTTCCTGCCCGGCTGCGACCACACCACCGCCACCTGCCACAACACCTTCAACAACCTCGCGCGTTACGGCGGCTTCCCCTACATCCCGCCGCCCGAGACCGCTGTGTAGGGCAGCCTCCACCGCCTTCGCAAATGACTGCGTCCCGGCGCAAGCCGGGACCCACTCCTCAGCCGTCTCGGAAGCGGCTCGGTGGCTCCCGGCTTTCGCCGGGAAGCCGATTCAAGGATGCACGAAACGATGAGCCCAATCGGCTGCGAAGCAGCCAGCAAATTTCACCACGGAGGCACGGAGGGCACAGAGGAGAATAGCGAAGGACCGCCGGCGTCTCGCCCGCATGCGGGCTGGCGGCCCGCGGTCCAGACCGACGATCTCCGTGACCTCCGTGCCTCCGTGGTCCAGGAAGCGGAAAGCTGGATCGGCACGCCGTTCCATCATGCGGCGCGGCTGAAGCGCATCGGGATCGATTGCCTGATGCTGCTGGCCGAGGTGTATGAGCGGGCCGGCATCGCCGGGCCTATCGAGCCGCCGCATTACCCGCCCGACTGGCATCTGCACAAGGATGCTGAGCGCTATCTCGACGGTCTCGCCGCCTATGCCCGGCCGATCGAAGGGCCGCCCTTACCCGGCGACATCGCGCTGTTCCGTTTCGGCCGGACCTTTTCGCATGGCGCGATCGTCACCCAATGGCCGCGTCTGATCCACGCCTATTGGAACATCGGCGTCGTCCACGGCGACGCCACCCTCTATCCGCTCGCCGGCCGCCCGGTGAAATTCTTCACGCCTTTCACTCAGAAATAACCCCGTGGCCGGGCTTGTCCCGGCCACCCACGTCTTCCCTGGTTGGCGCTGAGCCGTTTCAAGCCGTGGATGCCCGGGCCAAGCCCGGGCACGGGGATAACTGACCACCCGCCGTGTCCTCTGTGCCTCCGTGGTGAATTTTTCTGGTGAAACATGCGCCATCTTCGCGCGCGCAGCGCGCAACAAAGCTTTACCGCGGAGGACACGGAGGATGCGCGGGGGTACGCGATGGCGGATCAACCGCACCATCGCCGTCGCGTCCTCTGCGAAGCCTCTGCGTCCTCTGCGGTGAAGTGTTTGTTTTTTCGAGTCACCGTCTCACTGCCTCATTGTGAATTGAACCCATGAGCGATCTTCCCGGCGGCAAGGGCGGCGGGCCGAGCCCGTTCGTCAACGCCTTCGACCACCCGCAATTGAATTCGCTGCGCTACAACACTAGCGAGGCCGGCAGCCCGATCCATCTCTGCTACGGCACCCAGCGCGTCACCGTCAACCTGATCGAGTTCTGGGGGTTTTCCGGCAGTTCCGGCGGCAAGGGCGGCAAGGGGCTCGGCTCCTCCGGCGGCAAGAAGGGCTCGAACCAGCAATATTCGGTCGATGTCGCCTTCGGCATCTGCCAGGGCCCGGTTGCCTTCAGCGTCAGCGACGGCGGCGGCGCCCTCAGGATCTGGTCGAATGGCGGGGTCGCCACCGGCCTCGCCACGGTCGGCCTCAACGGCTATGTCGGCAGTGACGGCCAGAGCCCCGATCCGGTCTTCGCCTCCTCTGACACCAACCAGCCGGTGATCGGCTATTCCGGCACCGCCTATGTCACCGGGACGCCGTTGCAATTGGGCTCGTCGCCGGCCCTGCCCAACCTCTCGTTCGAGGTCTACGGCATCCTGGCCGGCACCGCCGGGCCGAGCTTTCTGCGCGACGCGCGACCCGACCAGATCGTCATCGATCTGTTGACCAACCCGCGCTACGGCGCCGGATTTCCCGCCGCCAATCTCGACAGCACCGGCAGCCTCGCCGAATGGGGCAATTACTGCCAGGCTGCGCAGCTCGGGATGTCGCTCCTCTTAGACAAGCAGCAGCCGGCGGCGCGCTGGCTCGAGGAGATCGCCCAGCTGACGGTGTCGGCCGTGGTGTGGTCGGGCAACGCGCTGAAGATCATCCCCTATGGCGATCAGGCGTTGAGCAACAACGGCATGTCGTGGAGCCCCGATCTGACCTGGCAGTACAGCCTCGGCGACGCCGACTTCCTGCGCTGGCAGGAGGGCGGTGACAATGCCAGCGATCCGGTGATCCTAACCCGCAGCGACCCGGCGCAGGCGACCAATTGGCTCAGCCTCGAATACATGGACACGACCAACAGCTTCAACCCGCAGATCGTGCCGGTGTTCGACCAGAGCCTGATCGACCGCTACGGCATCAGGAGCGAACCGTCGGTCCAGGCGCATGAATTCACCAATGCGATCAGCGCCACCGTCGCCGCGCAACTGTTGCTGCAGCGCAAGGCCTATGTGCGCAACAGCTACAAATTCAAGCTCGGCTGGAGATACGTCCTGTTGGAACCGATGGATATCGTGCTGCTGACCGACGCGACGTTGGGCCTCGCCGGCGCCGCGGTGCGCGTCACCGCGATCGAGGAGGACGACAACGGCGAACTGACCGTCACCGCCGAGGAGATCCCGGGAGTAACTCCGTGATTTTTCACAATGAGCCGGTGAGGCGGTGAGCGATCTTCGCGCGGCGGAGCCGCGCCGTAAAACCACCCCCGCTAATAGAAATCGTCGTCCCGGCGAAAGCCGGGACCCACCAAGCCGCTTCCCGAGACACTGAAAAGTGGGCCCCGGCTTTCGCCGGGACGACGGGAAAGGAGCGCCTTCGCGTCCGTGATTGGAACCGGGGTGTGCGACGGCATTTCAGCCGCACCGCCGCCATCGCGTACCTCTGCGTTTCCTTTGCGTCCTCTGCGTTAAAGCGTTTCTTTCTCACCGCCTCACCGTCTCACTGGTGAAATAAATGCCCGGAACGATAACCCCGATCGGTGTCGGCACCGCGCTGGCCTACCCGAAGCAGACCAGCGCCGGCCCGCCGCTCGACCCGCTCGCAAATCCCGGCGACACCAACCCGCCGGTCATTTTCGAGCCGCCGCCCGGCCTGACCAATGGCGACACCGAGGTGTGGATCATCGCCACCGGCGGCGCCAATTGGGGTGGCTGCCAAATCTGGCTGTCGCTCGACGGCACGACCTATGCCTATGCCGGCACGGTCTACCGCGGCGGCCGCCAGGGCACCTTGACCGCCACACTGCG